TTAAAACGGAATGTCATCGCCAAAGAGCTTTTCCATGGCGACCATTTTGACGGGTTCAATTCGGGGCTCGGCGGCGCGAAAACCGCCCATCGATTTCAAGACGATGAACGACTGGCCGGGATTTTCGCGAGCAAGCCGTTGCGCTTCTTTGTCCGCGCTTTCGCGAGACTGATGCTTGTGAAACGGTGCACCGCCGTATGGCCCGGTGTTGTATACCATCCAAAATCGACTCTGTTCCTCAACCTTTCGCATTGCGGCCTCAGATTCTATTCCCACCAAAGGCGAGAGATTGATAATACCAGGTGTGCAGAAAACCGAGCGGCGCACCGTCGTATCCGCCCATCATTTTCCACCAAAGCATTCGCCCAGATCGTCCGTTCCCGTCGGTAAACGGGTGAAGCGTTTCGTATTCATGATGCAGCCGATAAGCGTAGCTCGGGACGCCTTCGGCGCTTTCCATCCTTGTCAGCAGATGTGCAACTTGTTCCGGAATGTGTTTGCCGCCTGCCGGCGCGATGTGATTTCCGACACGCACATTTAGGCCCTCTCGGTCGCGGATCGAATGACCCGGCGCCACAGTGCCAACGAACCGTTTGAGAAAATGCAAGTCGATGATCGGGTGTTCCAAGGCATCTATATGGACCTGAATTTCCTCGCTTGTCGGCTCTCGAAGAATTCCTTCGATCCGATTGCTCTCGCGCACGAATTCAACAAGCTGCGCGTGGGTGGTGGTTAGATCGACAAGCACTGCAGGGCCTCTCTCTATAATTGGCGGAGGCCATCAAATTTGATGGCATACGTTCCGTTGATTCCGTGGATCTTCGTGAACTGTGCGCTGACCGGCGTGACGCCTTCCGGGCAGTCCTTACCCTCAACATGGAAAACGACAGATCCATCGCTTTCATCGTAGTGAGCGTTGAGAATATGCAGGCCGGCGTCGGCGCCGCCGAATAGCATTTCTTCGATAATTTCCGCCGTCGCTTTTAGATGCGCCATGGCCGGCCTCCAATTTGGTAGCGGGTGACGGATTTGAACCGACGATCTTCTGGTTATGAGCCAGACGAGATGACCACTTCTCCAACCCGCAACGACTCGCGTTAAGCGTGTCTCAATTGCTGTTTCGTATGCTGTACCACTTGCTGTTTCAAAACTCAAGTGCTATTCAGGTTGTGACGCGGAAAAAATATGAAGTTCGGATATGTCTGGAATGACCCGAGGGCGATTGACGAGGCTGAGCAACGCGACCTGCTTGACGCCGCCGGCTGCGACATGCGGCGGCTCGTCAAAGACAAATCGCCAAGCCGAGCAAACCTCGACGATCTCCTCACCATCCTGCGACCCGACGACGAAGTTGTTGTCTATCAGTCGCGATATCTCGCGGATGATGTCCTCGCCCTACTGGCCGTCTTCCATGCCGTTGCCCGCGCGCAGGCGGCTCTGCATGTCATTGATCTTGGGCGGACATCTCGCGGAGACGCGGCCATGAGCGAGATTGTCGAGGACTATGTTGAACGCCGTCGCAAGAAACAGACGTCGGCGGCGCGCGCCGCATTCAAACGCCTGCCGAAAGGCAGGAAGGGCGGGCCGAAAGCCCGTGATTTCACCGAGGATGAGATCAAGAAATTCAAGCTTTTGCGGGCCCGCAAGGCGTCATATGCTGAAATCGCGGAGGCGCTCGATACGTCAAAATCCACGGTCGGGCGCCTAGTCAAACGCTTTGCGAAAAAACGAAAGAAGTGAGGCAATCGAATGGAATGGCTGAACGATCACACCGCAATGACCAACTGGCAATTCGGCCTTTATTCAGTGTTCTTAGTCGTCTGCGGCTACTTCACCGGCAAACGTGAGCGCAAATAGGAGGACGGAATCGTGACGACTGAGGCGGAAAGAACGGCGTTTCGGCAGGAGATGCTTCACACCGATTCCGATGGAAATGCATTGGAAATCCCCGCCCCTTTCGATCAGACCGGCATCGCCGAAAACCCATGGTATGCTGACAGCGCTCGATTTGTCTCGGCGCTGCAAAACCGCCCGCACCGGTGGCTAGTTAACACGCAAACCAAGTACGTCGACATTCGGATCGACACCCGTGACGGCGGCTTTGTCGTCAAGGATCGCGACGGAAATCGCATCAGCCCCAACGAAATTTTGGGCATTCCGGAGGGGCGCCAAGCCGCCCCTCTTTTGAGCGAATGAAAGGACGCCCATGAAACATGAATTTCGGCAAGGCGGACGCCAGCAGGGAAAGACTGAGTTTCTGCGTCAGGCCGCGAAAAGCTGGGGTGAAAAAGCGAAGCCGGGCGACGCGCTTTTGATTGTCAGCGCAGATCCGAAAAACAACATTTTGATCGAGCGAAATGCCGATCAAATTGAAGGCGGAAAAACGCAAATTGAAGGACGGGCAGGATGAACACGCGCGAGGCAATACTGTGGCTCGAAAAAGCGGCGAAACATTTCGAGCCGGACAGCCCCAAGAATGCGGCGAACGCGCGAAAAATTGCCGACTTGATCATCCGTCTTGAGCGCAACCAATCAAATCAAACACCGACCCGCGCGGAGGAAAAGGTAGACGCCTTTTTGCGCGCCGCGCGTGGTTTATGAAAGGACGGACGCCGTGAGCGTTGTTGATCGCCTTAAAGAAGATGCAATCCGCGCCGCCGAAACAAAGTCATGCGGGAATTGCCGCTATCGCAAGGGCGCAGGCGTGACTGCGGAATGCAGCGCGACCGGAACATACGTCAGTACTGCTGGCGCAAGAGGGTGTGGGCCGAAAAACTCATTTCCGCTTTGGGAGCGGAAGGCTGTTAAAAAATCGCCGTGGTGGAAATCGCTATTCTGAAAGGACCCGCCCCCATCGCTAACAAACCATTAACGGATTGAGGCGATATTCCTCACAGAGCTTTTCAGCTCCTCCTTGGAATGCGCCGCGGCGGGATAGTAACGCAACCACTTTTCCTGCCGCGGTGTTTCACGTTCCGCTCCGCGCCTGTCGTATTTCAAAGCAGACTATCGGCTCGGGAATGTAGTCGGGCCGATTATTGCACCAGTGAATAACGAATTTATCGTGATCGGCGCGCGTCGTCGGTGCGCTTGGAAACCGTTCATAGGTCGAAGCCTTGAACGGATCACTGACGATTGTTCTCTCGCCGCATATGGCGGCGCAAGACGGCAATAACGCCATCGTCGCGAGCGTCGCGCTCAGTTTGCCGATCAATCTCATCCTGTTCGCTTTCCGCCTTGTCGGCTGCTTTCGCGTTTTCGTCCTCGACCTGCTTGCGCCCGGCTATAACGCCACCGAAAAATATAAAAACCTTGCGCCCCCATTCCCACAGGGACGCAAGGAGATTAAGCGCTGGCGATAGCCATGACACCATCAGTCTTCGTCGCCGCCAATGTCATCGGGAATATTCAGCACGCCGCGAATAAGGCCGAAACCCTGTTTCGCAAACATCGACGCGGTTCCTTTGAGGATGCCCGGAACGGTGCCCTCGATAAATTGATCAACGGCATCTTCGGCCTTGTCGAGAAGGTCGTCGATTTCTTCGCGCAGTTTCTGCACTTGCGTTTCACTCATGTCATTTTCTCCATTGCAATGAGGGTAAAGTGCGCGCCTACCTGCCCGCACCATTCAGGCGAGCGCGCTATTTCAGACGTGAACCTTTGGGTGTACGCCGCGGCGAGCGTTCGTTCGGGGGACTAGGGGAGAATCAAACGCCGCGCCGGGGTGCGAAACTTACTCGTCGCAGAAATCGTAGTCTGGAAACTCGGTGCAGAAAGCTGTTTTCAATTCTTCAAAATCGTCGTGCGAACGAATCGAGCGCGGCGTATTTTCTACCGAAGCCCGATAAGCAACGTCCGCCTTTATGTCAGCAGCGCCTGCAGCGATCTGCGCAACGTCGGCATCAAATCGTGCATCATACGCAACTGCCTTAGCATAGTTTCCTGTGTTCAATGATATTGAATACATAGACACAATCGACAACAATAGAAGGATCAACGCGCTCGTTCCAATTATGTCCTTAGCCCGCCCCTGAATACGCTTGTTCATTTTGTCGAGCGGGATCATTTCTTCACCTTTGAAAGCAAGGCCCAGAAAAACTTCCGCGCCTCTTCTGCGGACAGCGAGAGCAGGAAACACATTATCGGCAGTGCGGATTCGCTGGCGGGCGCCATGTCAGCGATCCATGGCCCTCCCCAGCGGCCAATGCCGACGGCAACAGCGAAAGTGATGAAAACAGACTTAGCGCGCAGCGTATCGTGTTTATACGAAATCCACGCATGCAACCCCGCCCCAGCAATTGAAGGTAGAAAGGTTGCCGCGACAATCTCCGGAGCCACAAGCCCCCAAAGGTCCGCCAGCAATGCGCCACTGGCAACCACAAGTGTTTCAATTTTCATGAGAGATTTTCTATTACAGGACGAGGGTAACGCTATTCTCAACAGCCAAAACGAAACCGCTTAATCGGCGTTTCTTTTTCTGGAATAAGTCTTGAAGCCGCAGCCTCCATCGGTACATCCTTGACCGGCTCAAGAAAGAGCGCAGCCTCTGCAGCACGACGACGTGTCAGCCCTGCAACCTCTTTCAGTTTCCCGTTCACGCGCGCCTTATTCCACCATTGTAACGCTTCTGCGGCGCCAATGCGGTCGCCCTTATTAAGCCGACGCAAAGCTGTCGAACGCCGAAGCCCGCCTGTATTGAATTCAAATGAAACCAACGCGTCGAATTCGTTTTGATTCAGCGGGACGCCAATATGCAGGTTAACGACGGCTTCACGCGGTTTCAGATCATCGCGCAAAGTCTGTTCCGCCCGCTCCGGCGTGATAAACTTACCCGGCCCTACTTCCGGTCCCGTGTGCCCGTACCCAATGGTCCATACACCGGCAATGTCCTCATAAGCTTTGAGTTCGCGCCCCTCGAATTCCTTGATGAGTGCGATACCGCGGTCGGAAGTTCTCATCACGCCGTCTCAACGCTCGATGCGTGATAATTGATGTTCACATTCCACGTCATCGGCCGGGTGTCTTCGCCGAAGGCGATCACGCCGATCCGACGTGAATTCTGCGGCCCGATATATAGCCATTCAACGGTGCCATCCGTCGCCCGACCCGACGTGTGTGTCGGCGGCGTACCCGTTCCCGTGGTCCCGTCATCGAGCGCGATATAGCAGTTGCCGCCATTGGCGATAATGGTCCGCTGTCCGAAGAACGTGGAATCCGCATGGGCGCCGCCGTCAAAATGAACCGGCCAGATCGGCGCCATCAATGAACCAAGGCCGGCAATGCCATGGCTCTTTGTCGGCGTTGCGCGGTCGAGCATCGCCACCGCGCCTGAATGCTGACGACGATAGAAAGCGTGGGCATCCGCCACATAGGCTTGCTCTAGCTGATTGTCTCGGGAAATCCCGGAACCGTCGAAACGCAACACCCCATGCTCATGATTGTTGCGCATGTAGGTGTCCCACATGATCACCGCTTCATCATTTTCGGTCGTCGCGTAATAGGTCTGCGTTTCTTCAAAGCGCGAGTGCGAGACGCCAATACGCGGCATGATGTTGCCGGAAATATTCAATGCCGGCGTGTCGGTTTCTTCGAGAATGATATTCCAGGGCCGCGTGCTTCCGTTGTCGTAGTTTGACCGGCTGAAATCATTGTTGCTGAGTATCGCCGACTTGCCGACCGCCGCTTCATCTGAGCCCCGAAGGTCAAGACCGATATTATACTGCGTCACATTCTGATCGTCGTGGAAATAGTTGCCGTCAATTAGAATGGAACGACCATCGAAGAAAATATCGGAATAGGCCACGTCGTCATTGTGATTGTTATCTTCGAATGTGCAGGCCGTGACCTTTGCACCAATGGCGTTCAAATGGCCCGAAGCCTGACCGTTAAAGACGATGCCCTGCTTTTGCTGGCGGAAGATACATTCGGAGAAATTAAATTCCTCAATATAAAATCCGTTGCTTTCAAAATCACCCGCATCGGACATGCGACAGACAAAGCCTTCGGCGCCATCATTGGCGCCGCGGAACAGGCATTTGATGAAATTGAAAATCTGGAATAGCCCGCCGTTTTTCAGCGTGCCGATAAATTCAACCTGTCCGTCTCCCGCTGTAGACGGGTGATCGAAATACATTTTGACCGCTTCAATGCCCGTGATGACAATATTATGCGGGCTGTCTGTCGGGTTGACGCGAATGCAGGTGCGATAGAATTTGAAGTGGTTATCCAACAGATAAATCGTATCCATGGAATGGATAACCATCACATTGCGCTGATTGGTCCCGAAGCCTGCCGCCGGACCGCCGCCCTCGCAATTCGTGATGTGCATGCCGGAGCACGGCACTTGGCCGCCTACGGCGCTGTCATACATACCGGAGAACCGAAGGAACGCCAGCGATGAATTGACCGACCGCGCGGTCCCATCAAAGAAACATTTATTGATCCAGCAACGGTTCTGCGCATGCCAGTCCATGTGGATATACCAATCCTTGAACTTGCAGTTTTCGAAACGCCAGAATGCCGGGTTGGTGAAATACCAAGCGCAAGAATTCTGTGAGTTTGGCGTGAAAGAGCGGAACTCGATGTTTGCGACATACCCTTCGCTGATCTGGTACATGCCGGCTTTATCGTAGATCGTGCCCAACTGATCGTCCTGATCAGTGTCGGGCCAATTCGCCGTGCGGGTGTCCTGACCAACCTGGAAGAGTAAGTCTTCGACTGGAGACCAGATTTTCGCAGACGTTCCCTCACCGATCAGGGTAAACCCGTGATGGCTTGGTTTCAGACGCAGCGTTGTCGAAATGTAATAAGGGCCTGCGTTCAGCCGCATTGCCGCGGGCGCCGAGCCCAGCGGCGACGTGTGGGCGCCAGACCAGAATGAGAAGTTGATCATCGCCTGGAACGCCGCATGATCATCCGTCGAGCCATCGCCGACCGCGCCAAACCACTCGGGACGCAAAATGCGATGGATCAGATAGTCTTGCCTGATCCAGCCGCCCGAAGCCCCTGTCGGATCACTGTCGGGAAGTATGCAGACGCCTTCCGCACCCGACGTTTCGAAGTTTGCGATTCCCCGGTCCGAGAAATCGGGCCCATAAATCGTATATGTGGCGCTGGCGACAGTCGTTTCCGCAGGGTGCGTTAGTGTCGCTGATGTGCCGCCCGACTGAACATCAAGCAAGCAAACGAGATCGCTCCCGCCCGGGCCAGCGCCGTCAACAACAACAACGGCCTCTCGATGGCCGTCGGTGAACCCGGAACCCGTGAGCGTTCGCGAACCAGAGGTCATCGCTCCATCGCTGCGGCTTTCCTTCACGCCGGAAAGATCGCTGGAATTCCATACAAATTGCCCGCCGCGGACGCCAGGCATGTTGACCAGCGCGCCATCCTCTGCAGGCGCCTTTAGCGCGCGCATTGCGGCAAAATCAGCAACGGATTCGATACCTTGGCCACCATTTTCAATGACGATCCAATCCGAACCGTTATAACGGAGATGTACAGACGCCATAGCACTGTCGAGCTCGAAGTCTTTTTCCGAGGGCGTCTGAATATTGCCGACATTGTGTTTGATCGTAACGCCGCGATCATCATTGGCGGGATATAGCAGCAAAATGTCGCCGGCTTTGAAGTTCGCCGGATTGATCGTTTCAAGATTGTCGTTTTCTGCATCGCCCTCGGTATCAATAATATGCGACGCGCGATCGGGCGTTATTGCGCCATCGGCAATCGTCAGCTCTGTTGCTGCAACCGAATTCGGTACGCCAGCGCCAGTCAGTTTTGTTTGCTTGTCGGAGCGAACGATATGTTCAAAGGGCATCAGCCGATCCTCTCAACCGTGTGTGAAAACTGTTCGTTTGAACCGAGCCCGTTGCGCAATCGCACGTTAATTCCGTCGATATCAAACGACAGCGTTTGCGTCTGAACGATGTCAACGATGTTCGGCTCAGTCGCGTTTCCGAATATGCGCCCTGACAGGATGTTGTCCTGATCATTGTCCTGCCATGCGGTGACGCGCCATTGTCCTTGCGGATCGCCCGCCGCCAGGATCTGCAACACTGTCCCAGCGTTGATCAGATTTCCTCGCGAGGTCGGCGCGACTTTCATACCGACACGCTTGATTTTTCCGCCGGCGGCGTTTGGATTTGTTGCGATGTCAACGCCGTCGTCAGTTCCGCTCGCTGCGTTGTCCTGCACGAAGGCGCCCGCCATCAGATCGCCCGCGGCGGCGGCGCCAAGCGCCATGATGGGCTCGGCGTCGGTCATCGTTAGCTCGGCAATGATGTCCGCAAGACTTGGCGAGATCAGGTTTTTTCGGAAAACATCCTTGTTCGTGAATTCCTGTGTATAGGGATCAACGAGACCCAAGATGTCCTTAACAGAGAAGGCGCAGAACGCTTCGCCCGTGGCTTCGGTGTTGAAAGCCGGGATCGACGCTCCCGAAGTCGACATCCGAATGAAGTTCTGATCAATTGTCAGCGTATTTGTGCCGGCAATCGTCAACTCGGCCACTGCGTTAATCGCGAAGGTCGCGCCGCCCACTTTCTGCACGAACGTAGCGGTCGTCGTATCACCCGATTGAACTGGCGTATCGAGGCCGTCATTCCGCTTTGCACTCTCAAACGTTTGCCGGCCCGGGGCCGCACCCTCGAGGCGAAAAACGCCGGCGCCCAGCGGCGTCATAGTCTCGCGGACTCGTTCGTCCCAAAAATGCATTTTCGTCCTCGCTCGTTAAAGGCTTTCGACCAGTTGCAAATTCATGCGATTGCGTGCGCGGCTCGTGCGCGACAGGTTCGGCGTCACATTTCGGGCAATCATCGTACCGCGCGGATTATTAGTGCTTGCATCTTCAATGAAGAGAAAACGGTTTCGTTTCCCTGTGCGCGCCAGGTAATCGAGAATTTTCGTCCGCTCACTGAATGCAATGGCGCGAAACGGAATGGCGAGCTCACGCCAGCTTGAGGCCGACGGATTGATGATCTCGCCAGACCCGTCAAAGCTCCGCGACACGGTCGATGCGTCCGTCCAGAGATAGTCAAACGGCGCCGACATGCCGAGAGCGAGCTCTAACTGATCGACATAGTAAGCCGTTCCCCAATCGACAAAATTGAACGGTTCGATGGTGCGCGACAATGCGTCGAACTGAAATTCTGCAAAACGCGCCTGACGAACAGCGCCAGCATCGAGCGGAACAAGATGGTCATGCATTCCATAGCCATTGACAATATCGCTCGTGATGTCGCCGCTGTCGTAAACGTCGCCGTCATGGGCGTCCGTCGTTGACAGTTTGTGCTGAACGATGTCGGACGCGATAAATGAACCAGGCGTCACATCTTCAATGTCCGCCGGTTCGCGAACCCGCTGCCATGCGATACGCCGGATAGCGCGCACTGCCCCGAAATCGATCTGCACAATCGTGCGCGTATCTCCATCGGACAACGCGGCGGCGCGATATCGTTTTGATACGCGCGGTACTTCGAGACGGCTCGCCGGCAGGCTCGTCAATTCCCGGTCCGCCGTTATCGTCGCCCCGCGATATAACCAGTTCACATCGCCGAATGCGCTCGGCGCCTGGTTTGGCGTCATAGATCGAGCGCCACGATGGAACGCAAAGAAACGCCGCGATCACCGGAGGAAATCGACTTGCGTACCGAAATCGCCTTTTTGGTTTCGTCGAGCCCGAGGCGGCCGGCAACGATTGCGCCGCCGGACCCCGGCGCCATGGGCAAGAGTTGCAAACCGGTTTCCTCGTCGAAGAATGTTTTTCGCAGTTTCAGATAGGCGAGGAGTTTGTCTGCGGCTTTCTGCGCATCCGCAGGGTCGACAATATAGGTCTCAATCGGCCCATAGCCTTCATCATTATCGCCATCGACAGGGTCCGCATGACGGAGCAGCACCGTCGCATCTTCGGCCGTGACAAGCTGATACTCCCGTTGCGCGAAAGCGGCGTTTTCCGGCGTGACCGAGGGGTTATCGAGGGCAATCTCATCAGCGTCCAAAGGCGTCCAGTTGCGCGCCGCCTTGAACGATTGACGCCAACGCGGCGGCTCGTCAAAATTGTCGGGATCAAGATTTTTTATGTCGGCGCGGTCGAGGGTCCAGGCTCCCTGCTCAAACGTGTCTGCATTAATTGCGCCGACGCCAAGACGACCGTCCGCAAACTGTCCGTAGTGACCGTTATACGGACGCAGGATGCCGTTCATCAATTGCGCTATTGTAAAGCTCTGAGTGCCGTCGAGATAAATGCCGATCGCGTAATCCTCGAGCACACCCAGCGAGCCGGTGTTGACGACGATGTCCGGCAAACCGCCGGGACCGCGCCAAAGCCAAGAAATGATATTTCGCGGGAACGCTGAGTAAACGCCGAACAGTGTCGAGCCCTGAACGTCCATGGTCAGCGAGCCGACCGGTTCGGCGCCGGTGCGGACTAGCGATAGCGCAAGACAGGTAGCGTAGGCGCCGGGCGCAATCGTGGCAAGTTGCAGCGACGTAAAATCTGGATAGTCATTTCCATCGAATGCCAGCGGAACGCGACTGTCATACACCGCTTCGACTGCGTTTGATGGCCCGGTTGAGAAGCGAAAAGTGTTTGACGCGTAAACAAGCGTCACCGGCGTAACGTTCGGACACCGGCCGAGCGCCATCGGGTAAATCTGCCCTGCAAGATTCGCGTCGCCACGCTCCCCGCCTGTTCCATTGAAGCGCCCGCGGACGACCGGCGCGTCGAGAAGGTCCCCAATATTTTCCAGTTCGAGATCCGTTTGCTCGAGGCCGGAGGTCACAGACCGCCCGCGCGCCTTCGCCGCAAGCGCCCAATCGCTCGAATATCCACGCGCCAGCCCGACATCGATCCGGACGGATTGACCATCAATGGAACGTTCGAACGGATAATCATCAAGCGCCCCGTCGTCGTTTATGAGACTCACGCGGGCGGTGAACGTAGAAAGACGTCGATCTGCTTCCGGCAGATAGGGAACCTCGGTCCGAATGTCGTCAATTTCGTCAACGATCGGGATTGCCTCGGAATGCGCTGCGCCAAAATCATCAGGCCAACCGCACCAGGCGCCGTCAGACGCGAAAAGAATTTCGCTCGGACCCTGACCCTGCAATTCGCCGGACGCGGAAGCGATGTCGATCGCCGCGATATCGCTTTCCTCATCAAGATCAGGACCGCCGCCATCGATACGGCGCGATGCGATTGTCGCGAAGAAAATCACCGGATCCTCGTAGCCGCGCAAAAGGCGCGTCAGAAGATTATCGGCGACCGCCGTTCCTTCATCAGGATCCCCGGCGATTTCGACCTGGGCGACTTCGAATCCGAGGGTCACGGCTGAACAACCCTCAAGCCGCCGCCGTCTGCCATTTGACCCAGTTTGTTGTTTGCGTCTTTTGCCTGCCGCGACCGCACTTTTTCCGCGTTCCGGTGAAACTCGAGCAAATCCGCGATCTGCATCGATACATCATTCATGGTTTCGATCAGTTCGTCCTCGGCGCTGTTCGCCGTGTCGACATTCGGCTGCGTCGGGAACGCGACGATATTGTTGCCCTCGGTGACCGAGGGTTGGCGCAGGGAAACCGTCGGCTGCGCCAAACTGTCAGTCGGCGCCAGGCCGATCTGATCCGGACCGATCCCGGCCAGCACATCCGTGATGCGTTCATTCTGTTCAAACTGCGCCCGCGATAGATCGGCGAGATCGCGCAGTATTTCCGTTAACGGATCATTTGGGCCAAAGAGATCGGCAAAACGATCGAGACCGGCGGCGTCAACACGGTCGCCGGCGGCGAAATCGCGGATGTCGCGCAGATAGTCGCGACTTTCAAGGATCGCGTCGCGTTCCGCTTGCGCGTCCGCCGCCTCCTGCTCAAGCTGATCCGTAAATCTTTGTAATAGATCACGGCCGAGATCGCGATCGGCAAAGAAATCGCCGCTTGAAACGTTGACGCGTTCGCTCTCTGAAACGAAATCATTCACCGCGCGAAAAGCGTTATCTCGCGCCAGCACGTTGTCTGGATCTGCAATCGCCCGCTCGACAATGTCGATCGCCTGATCGCGCAAGATATCGACGTTTTGCCCTGGAGAACCGCCGAAAAATTCCCGGTCAAAATCAAGCAAGCCTTGTTCGGCCGCCTGAAAACGTCTTGTGCGATCGGAAAGTTTCGCCTCGGCGTCCGCAAGAACGCGGTCAAACTCATTGAGACGGTCCTGCACCATCTCGTTTAACTGCGTCAGCAACAGCGCGTAACGCCCGCCCAGATCCTCAAAATCTCCCAGCTCCTCGGCGAGGCGCAGCCGGTCCTCGTCTGAGAGCCCGCGCACAAAAGCCGCCCGTTCCGCTGCTTGCGTCCGCAATAAGAGTTCCTCGTCAAGCGCAGAGAGCAGACCCCGGGAAATCGCTTCGCGGATAGCTTCGAGCTCAAGGCGTTGATTGCGCCGCAACTCCTGTACAGAAAACGCGACCGGGTCGATCGCTTCGTTCAAGCGCTGCTCGATGTTAAACAGACCGAGGATCTGCTCGCGCGCCAGCGTTTCGAGCAATGTCAGATCGACAGCGCCGCCCTCGCCCGCAATATCGAGCACCGCCTGCCGGCGCGCGTCAAGCGCATTAAGCCTTTCCCGAACATCGCCGAGTAGCGGGTTGCGCAGTTCCGTTAGCGCCCGCGCATTTTCTTCGTTGACGTTCGCCGCAAGACGGTCGATCGCCTGATCGAAAGCCTCAGCGAGACCCGATGTCGCAAGATCGAGACCGTCGAACGCGTCGCGGATCGCATTCAACCGTTCCTGAAACTTGTCGAGCTCCTCCGCTGGCCCGTCGATCGCGTCCCGCAGGGCCGTCAGCTTATCGACAACCTCGTCAACGGGATTGCCCTGGTCCAGCAGCCCGATAGCGACGTCGCGGAGCAGATCATTGCCGCCCTCGACAGCGCCCTCAAGAACCAGCTTGACCGCCTCGCGCGCAAGGCCCGAAACATCGTCAGGCGTCGACCGGGCGAACGCTGAGATCACCTGCCGCGTCGCGCTATCCACGAGCGCGACGCCCGCTTCATTGGAGCGGGCAAAGACGTTGAGACCGATGCCCTCAATGAAGTCGGCGCCGATCAGATCCACAAGGCGGTTGATCTCAGAGACCGCCGCATCGGCGATTTGATCGCGCGCCGCATTAACGTCATCATTGCGCGCCTGTTGCGTGAAGGTCGGCGTCTGCCGCGCGAGATCAAAATCCACAACGCCGGTGCGATTGCCGAAGATCGATCCAATGAAATTGATCAGCGAAGAGACGACGCCGGCGGCCGCCCCGATCGCCTGACCGATCGGCCCGAGCGATGAGAACAGTCCCTGCAATTGCGACCCGAAGGCGCCCAGGACGCCGCCAAAGGAATCGGCGAGCCCGGCGCCAAAATCGGCGATGCCGTTAAAGAGGTTACCCGCGCCGCCGGCGATGCCGCGGATCGAATTGACGATCCCGCCGCCAATGTTTTCAAAGGCGCGGGAGAGATCGTCAAACCCGAACGCAATCTGATCGAGCCCCGGCGTCAGCGCTTCGGCGATTTCACCGGCCCGTCCGAGTACCGTTAGCTGATCAAGGCTGCGGTTTGCTTTCTTGAACTCCTTGATGATTTCATCGCCGCGCGCTTCCAGTTCCGCAATCGATTGGTTGACGCGAATGTCCGCGGTTCCCCGGTCACGGTTGAGTTCCAGGTTCCGAACACCCTCGGCGACGCCTTCGCGGATCAGCCGCTCAAACTCCGCGGGCGAGACCTGGCGCGCGCGCGCGTCTGCGCCGATAAAGTCAAGCCGTGACTGTGCGTTCTGCGCAACAAGACCGCCGACGGAGGCGCGCCGATTGCGTAAAGCCTCCTCTTCCCCCGCGCGTTCTTCCGCGGTTTTCTTTGCCGCCGCCGCGTTTTCTTTCCTTAGCGCCGCGTTTCTCTTCTCTTGCTCTCTATTAAATTCTTCCGTTCGCATCGTGAGCGCAGAAAGAACTTGATCGACATTTTTAACTCCATCGCTCGCGCCGAGCGTTGTTGTTTCAAAAACATTCAAAGCTTCCCGCACTTTTTGCAGATCCGCCTCTAGACGCGATATGGCGCCATCGTTTCGGAATATGCCTGCGAGATTTTGGTTGGCATCAAGTTGAGTTTGCAGATCTCGCTCAACGCGACGCAACTGCGTTTCGCTTGTAAGCGCGTCAACGCCGCCGAGTTGAAACCGAAACCGATCAGGTATCGCTGTTAGTCGGCGGGTAAATTCTGCGGCGAACCTTGTCAGTTCCAAGATAATTGGACCCAACTCAACTAACGCCGACTTTATTTCGACGGACAGTATTTGCGACGTGATCGCAAACTCGTCGTTCAGCGCTTCCGCGCGCTTTAGGAGCTCGACATCGACGATAAGGCCGAGCTCCTCGGCCTGCTTTCGTAACTCCTGAATGCCATCGGCGCCGGCTTCAATTGCCGCGCCGAACCGTTTACCAAAACTTGCATCGAACGCCGCCGCCGCGAGCGCCGCCCTCTCACCGGCGTCCTCGATCTGCTCAAGACCGCCGACAAAAATGTCGAAGCGCTCCTCGGCGGTGCGCGCATTGGTTAAGAGCTCAGCGAGTTCGGGGTTGATTCGCTCGATCGGCTGTTTCAGGGCGCCGAACCCGGCGGCCAGTTCGCCGACGCGCTTGTTCAGCGTCGTCAGGATCTTGTCGGTTTCACTTTCCGAAAACCCAAGTTGCCCTAGGGCAAACCGCGAGCTTTGCAGAAAGCCGGCGGTTTCAATACCGCCCAAAGAGCGCGACGCTTTCGCGATCTTGTCAAACTCGGAGACGGCTTCGCGCGCCCCGCTGATGATTTCTCGGAACGAGAACGCCGCGACGAAACCGGCGACAACGCCTTTGGCTGCATTGGCGACGCTGGAAAAACGGTTCGTTTCTTTTGTGAGCTCTCGCTGCGCCCGCGTGTTGCCTTGAATTCGGTCTTTAGTCCGCTCAAACTGACGCTCAAGGGAACGAAGCTGATCGCGATACTGCTCCGCGTTGATGCGCCCGATCGCTTGTGCATCGGCTAGGGTGCGTTGATCGCGCTCAAACCGTTCCGTTGCGGCGGCCAGCGGTGCGATTTTGCGCTGCAGCCGCGCATAGGCGCGCTCGGTCGACGCCGACGCCTTCTCCGTTTTCTCAAAGGCAGTCGCGGCGCCGCCGACCGCCGTGTCGATCTGCTTGGCGTTTTTCGCGACGCTGGCCGCCGCCTCTCCGGTTCGGTCCCGGAAAAACAGTTCTGCAGCAATCTGTTTCAGGCTCGTCGGCATTAAACCGTCTGTCCCTTTGCTTTTAAGTTTCGGTATTCGCGCTCGAGATATTCCGTATCAATACGGTTTACCCTCTCCAGAAATTCCAGCATGTCCGATCCAAATAAGCCGACATGGCTTGCCCATATTTCGGCCAGCGCGAGGTCTATGCCTTGCGGTACGAGACGCGCATCCCAGCCCACAACGCCGAGCATCGGTTTCGTGATCGGCTTTGTCTCATATCGATAGTCCCGACGCTGAATAAATCGGGAATAGAAACGCGCCGGCAAACCCCATCCGGAGGGGATTAACGGCGCGTCCATCTCTTCGCTTGGCGGCGACGAAAATTCGCCAAGCGCCGCCTCGTCGCCATCCTCCGGCGTCATCCGCCCGAGGATCGCGTCAAGCGCTAGTCCTGCGGCTTTTTTTCTGTCGCCTCGTCCTCCTCGGTGCGACCGACCTCCGCCGCCGCCTCGAGCAACAGGACGAGAAACGGATTGTGATCAATATTGGTGATCTTGCCGTCCGGGGTGTGGAAAATGTGTTTACCGGCGCGGATACCCTGATCGTCGTCAACAAGCAGGATTTTTTCAAGAAACTCTTTCGAATAGGCGCCGTCCTCGAGACCCCGCCAGCCCTGAACGCAAATGTCGATCAGCGTTTTGGCGTAAACATAGTCGCGCACCTGCGGCGGCACCGTCTTGATTTTTCGCCGCCCGGGCCGACCGAGAATTTCGTTCTCGATCTTTTTCGAATAGGCTTCCGCCTGGGGACTATCGAGGGCGCTAATGAGGACAGAAAAATCCGGGGCGCCCTCAAGCCCCGAGATCCATTCACCGTTGACCGCTTTTTCGCCGTCGATCTTAAAGTCTGAAAGTCGCATGTTTCCCTCTTATCTGTGCGTTAGCGCAGCCCCTCAAACCGGAACGCCGACACCATCTTGTTCTCAAGCGTTGCGAGCTTGGCAGAGGCGGTCATTGCCGCCTGCACCTGCGTGTTCCGACCGGTCGCGTTCGCCGCGCCGGCGGTGTATTTCATACCGTAAACGCGGATGGCAAAGGCGTCTTCGCCGCGCTCGCAGAATATGAGCTGCGAGCTCTCAACCTCGTCGAGAAATTTGTCGAGAATGGTCCCGTCGCCGAAGCGATAATTTCCGGAGATCGTCAGTTCCGCATCGCCGAGATCCCAGGCGACGCCCTCATCATAGCCGAGCGAATTTATCCGCGCGGCATTGTTGGCGAGCGAGAAGTTGAGCGATTGCGTCGCCGACTGAATAGCGACCGTGGCGTCGCCCTCGAGCAGTTTTGAAACATTCGCCCCGCATTGCATAACCTTGCCGAGACGGTATGGCGCGGCCGGCGTCGCGTCATAAGCGTCGGCGCTTTCACCGAGCTTCACGCCGTTCAGCGCGTCAAGAGTGATCGAGGAATCGACCAGAGAATTCACGGCAAAGTTGATGTCGAGATTTTGCCCGATAACCCCGAGAAAGCCATAATAGATCGGCGTCGTTTGCGCCTTCATGGCCTTTTGAAACGTATCGGTCAGAACGCTGTCGCCGGGCTCCGTTTCATCCGGCAGATAAATCTCGATGTCTTCCGCAGCGGCCGCGTCAACACCCCAGCCCGTTTTCAGGCCGGCAAGCGTAACCGCGTTGGGCGTGATGCCGGTGACGACCGCGATGTCGCGCCCGACAGACGGCATGGTCGCATTGAGCGCGGCGTCTTTTGCGCCGATCACGACGACCTGATGCAGTTTCAGATCGGTGATCGTTGTGAAATCAAGCGCAGACGATGCAATCCCCGTCGCCGTCGCCGTGATGTCGCCGGTGACGCCCTTGATGCCAACGCATTTGGCGCGGGCGCCGGCCGGCGGCGCCGCCTCGTCAACAAGCGCCGCACCGTCAACCACAAGTGTTCCGGATCCGGACCCTGCAACCGCGCGCCGCGTGACGTTGTTCTCCGCATTCGTAAAGCCGGACAACTTGACGAGCATCCCTTCGACCCAGTCGCCCGCCACGGTGATCGTGTTTGTGGCGCCAACGACATCGGTGATGACGCTGTCGGCCGTCAGATTGAACGCCTCCGTCGCGTTCGACCATTCTTTCTGCATTCCAAGGCGCAGCGGCCAGTCGAAATAGCCGCGCGCCATTCGGAACGGGGCGGCGCCGGCCGCCTGCCGTGACACACGGATGTAATCGCGCGGCAAACGCCCGCCGATGATCGTGTCATCCTGTTCAAACCCCTGCTCGATCTGCAGGGCTTCCGACGCCACATAGGCGTTCTCGAAGTCGCCAACCGCCGCAACGCCGATCGTCGTCTCTGCCCGGCGCACCAGTTCCAAAAAGTTTGCACTCGTCATGTTGCGCTATCCTTTCATTGTGTTGCGCAGGAATTAAGTCGGCTCGCCGGGTCGATAAAATTCGACAGCGAAGGTCTGGCCGTGCCAGTTACCGTCAAACCGGTCGCCGGCGTCGCTTTCAAAAAACCCGTGGATGTCGACGCTCTCGTCGATCGAAATATTGCGTAGGCTTGATCGAACGGTTTCGACCGTTTGATCGAGCAGGTCATCGCCGCCCGAATATTTGTCGACGCCGACATGCACCATGAACGCCCCGGACTCGTCCCAGGGCACGTTGACGGCGCCGATGGCCTCGGCTTTTTCCTGTGTCGGCGGAAAAGAAAGCCAGACATGGGCTTTCAGGAGGTCCACACGGCTTTGCGGTTGTTTCGGGTTTTCATCATTTCGCAAAACTTTCAGCACAACCGCGCCAGTCTCTGGAAACAGTGTTTCGAAATGCGTCGTGACGATGTCCTTCAGGGTTTTTGACGGCATGGCCTTTAATTGATGATGATCGCCGGGAGGCGCTCGCCTTCATATTGACGAAACGTAAACCGGATGGGCACGAGCCCCGCTCTAAACTCTCGCTTTAGGATCGCTGCAGCGCTTTCAAACAACCCTTTTCGAAAGCCGCTATCGTCCCGGTCATTATAGGCGCGTACTTCCGCCTTTCGCGAAAACGCGGAAAAATTGACAAGCGCCACCTCATCGGTCGGGTTAGGTTCCGGGTTCGAGAACCCGACGCTGCGATCATTGACCAGAACAGTGTTTTTCGCCTTATAACCGCCGGTCACTGTTTTCGTCAGTGTATCAATGATCTCCACCGCACGATCGACGATCGCGGAAACCGGTCGCACCCGATGCACAACCGCGCCGCCGGGGATCATGACCTGCGACAAGTCTCTCGTTTCCTTGCCGTCGACAAAGGTCTGCGTTTGCGGCGCGCGACCCAGCACTTGCCGCCAGGCGTCGTCAAAATCCTGTATTTCCGGACGGATCGCAGCGATAAAGATCTCGCGGCGGCCTTCTTTACTGAGGGCCTCGTCAAGAAAAAAATCGATGTCGCGGCGAAACGCCTGCAGGGACTTGGCGCTCATGTCCTACCGGAAAAACGCGTTGTCCTGCGGCTCGTCGTCACCGCTTTCCTCGCGTACAATTTCGACGCTCGACTCCTCGACCGCATCGCTCGCCTCGATCACATAATCGGCGTGACCATTCTTGACGCCCCAATCCTTCGCTTTTTCGTCAAGGATTTCGTCGCCCTCAGCATAGTCGACCATCTCCCCGGCGCTGTTCTGAAACCGAAAGGCTTTTGTGCATTCAATGCGCATGTCGTTCATCCTCTAAACGTTCCACGGTAAAACCAAATTTCGCCGTTGATGCCCTTCGGCTCCGGCGTCCCAAGGGCGGTGAATAATTGTTCGTCACCGTCCTCGAGGTTTCGCAAGACGCGCGTCGAGCCGCGCAATGGCAAAACCGGCTTCGGAACCGCCGCCTGCAACGGCAGGCTTTCGATAAAAATCGTCTTGTCGCTTTGTTTCACATCGCCGACGAGTTCGCGGTCCATGACTTTCAAAACGTAAATGCGGCTTGCAATCTCTCGGTTGCCGTCCCACGGCAGAATGATCGTCGCCGCCTGACCAAACCTTGCAAAAACGCGCTGCACCGTGGTCCGATAACGTGTCGTCGGAACCGGGATCGGCGTATTCGGCGGGTTGCTTGTAAGGCCTTCGAGTTCATCAAAGACGCCGGCGATATCATCGCCGGCGATTTCAGAGCCGACGCTCATCCGATACGCAACCGACGATAGCGTTTCAGGATTGACGACACATCTGACGGCAGGCCCTCATCCCACGTGATCGCCTCAACGGCATAGGTCCAGGCGCCGATGCCGGTAATGCTTTCGGACTTGATTGCGCCGACATTGGTTTGCTGCAATCGGTCAATCATGCGCCGGATCAGAAGGACACAGGCGTCCTCGATATGCGCCGGCAGGTTGCCATCGTTGCCAACCGTCCAGCCCGCCCGATACCTTACGACCACATAGGGCCCGCAAAAACGATGAAGATCCGCGCTGTTTTTTTTCCGGACGATGCCGCTGCCATGTTTCACCATATAGCCAAAGGCAGGATTCGGCGCATCGTCGACGGTTGCTTCGACAAAATTTAAAGACCCGTCGGCGACGGAGATCAACTCAACGACCGGCAGGCGCGTTAAGACGAGATCGCGGCCGCCAGCGACAAGATCAAACCTCTCCTCATAATCTGCTTGCGCGATTGTCGCGACGCCGCTGTCATCATCGGCGTTGCAGATAAATTCGCCGATCAGATCCGACGCGACTTCGATTTGACGATTGAGCAATTCCTCGCTCACGTCGTCGCCGATTTGTAAATCGCCGCGGACACGGGTCTCGGTTGTCAGCAATCGCGATGCCGGCTCCTCTATGATTTTCAGTTCGGTTGGAATCACGGCTCAAGCGGACCCGATTGCATCAACCCTGCGGGCGTCAGATCAACGCCGGGCCGCCCTGGCGGCCCGACGGGGCCTTCCGGACCGTCTTTGCCGTTGATCCCGCGCTTTACGGTCAACCGCCAGCGTTGCGGGTCGTCTTTCGGCGACTGCTTTGTCGATGCGAGCGCAATATGCCAAGAGCCGCCATGGGTAACTATATCCGATTTTTCGTAGCGTCGCGCCTCACTGAACGCGCCCCGAAATATGGGAACATCAAAGTGTAAGGTTTTCGCGACCTTGCCGCTCACATTTTCAAACCCGATCTCAAAATCGCGATCGCCGATTTTTCTTGCAAAGAATTGTCCAACGCCGAGGCCGTCTGCGCCGTTCAATGAACGGAGCCATTGCTTTTCGTCGCCTTCAAACCCGTTTTTTACGGCAATTTCGAATGCGGAGGCGCCATCTTTTCCGATAAGCGCAGCGGCGAACTGTTTCTCGGTTCCTTCGAAGCCGTGATCAACCGCAATGTCAAAAGCGCTTTTTCCAGCGTCGCCTTTGAATGATCTTAGCCATTGCTTTTCGTCGCCCGTGAACCCGTTCTGCACCGCTATTTCGAACGCGGACGCGCCGTCTTTTCCGGAAAGCGACTGGGAGAACTGCTTCTCGGTTCCTTCAAAACCGCAATGGACAGCAATTTCGTATGCGCTTTTGCCGGTATCGCCAGTCTCGCCTTTCAGAGAATTCAGGAATTCGATCATCGTCCCTTTGAAGCCCGCGTTTTGGGCGAGTTCGTAAGCGCTCTCACCGGGGCGTCCTGCAAGGCTTTCGAGCCATTGCATGCGCGTTCCTTCAAACCCGTACTCGCGCGCGATCTCGAAAGCGTCTTTGCCGTCCTGGCCGTCAGTGACTTCCATTTTTTCAAGCGCCGCAACAGACGCCAAGACGCGTTCGATTTCCGCGGCGACGTTGCTCGCCTGATCTGCGACAATCGCCAGCCCTTGCGCGCGCGCCGCCTCCGCCTTGTTGATATCGCTTACGGCGCCGTTCAAATCGTCGACATCTTCAAGAAGTCCTTTCAAGCAGCGCGCCGTCTCATTGCACCATTCCTTTGACGCATCGTCAGACTGCTCAAGATCACCGATCGACGATTCATGTTTTTTCAGCCAATCCGTTGCGATTTTGATCGCCGCGTCGACTGACTTTTCAGATGCAAGTCGCGCCGATCGTTCGACATCGACGGTTTCGGCAAGCGCGTCGATGCGTTTTTGATATTTCAATTCGAGGGCGGCGAGTTTTTTGCCGAACGTCGCTTCAATATCTGCGATGGCTGATATGGCGCTATCTTGCGCATCTTTTTGCGCCGCAGATATCGTTTCAATATCGCGCGCCGTCGATGCCGACGCTTCATCAATGCGACGATCTAAGTAGGCTTTAACCCGCTCGACAACCTGTTTTGTGAATGCTGCAAAATCAAAACTCACAGGGCGAGCTCCTTTTCGATGTCGAGCAGCGCCGCCGCGGCAAGCGCCGACGTTTCGTCGGCGCCCTCTGCGTCATCATCCTCGTCCTCGTCTGCGTTATCATTCGCCGGCGGCGCGGCCGCAGCAGCCGCGGGATCGAAAGGCGCATCAAGCGGGATGTCCTGCATCTGGCGATAAAGTTGATCGCCGCCTTTCATTGGCGCCAGCCCTTCGCGGGCGCGCGCTTCGTTCCGGGTCATGATCCCTGACTTTACCGCTTCGCCATTCGCTTTGATGCGTGTTGCCGCGTCCATGCGGATCAATTGATCGGTCTGGAATTTCACAGCATAGCCGTTCGGCATGCCAAACTGCGCAACGATCGCGCACTCAATGCCGGCGACGATATGTTGTAAGGCGTCGGAAAAATAGATGTGATTGAGAACGGCGGGATTCTGATATGTCGGAATATTCCCGAACAGCTTGAACTCGGGAACGCCAAAAGTCGCGCAAACGATCTTCGACGTCTGATCGTAGCTGTCAATCGACTTTGAGGCGTCGGCGGAAAGCGTCAACGGCTTAAATTCCAGACCGTCGCCGAGGACCGGAATGTCGCCGGTATCCTGTCCCGTGTAACCCTTTTTGAAATCGGTTTTCAGACGTTCGATTGTATCTTTCGAGATCGTTCCCGGCGCCGTCAGATAGCCGCTCGGCTTTGCCATGCGTTGAAAAAAGCTCAGATCTACCGAAAGGATCGTTGCGCCTTTTTTCGCCGCGACCGCCGCCTGGATTAACGGCGATCGTCCCGTGACTCCGTTTTTCGAAAACAAACGATCATGAATCATATCGGCGGCGCGGACGGTATAACTTTCCTCATCTTGGCCGTCGATGCCGGTGCGGGCTTTCCTGATCTTGTAGAAGACGAGCCCGCCCGGCGTGATGATCATCTGAACACGGTTATGGTCGAGCACATACAGCGCGACCGGCACGCCGCGCTGATCTCGCTGAATGAGCACAAACGCGTCGCCGCATTCCAGCAACGACGTCACCCAATGTTCGATGAACTGTTTCGACGTTTGCGCCATATTCGGCCGGCGCAAAACGCGGTTATAGGGCGAGTTTTTAACCGACTCGAGAACGCCATCATCGGTTTCGTTTACGAGACGCCAACCCATCTTGGCGATATCGCTGGAAATCAGCCCGACACACCGGAACGCGGTCGGATGTTGGATCGCGGTCTCTGCGTTGATCGACTGATTTGACTGCCACGCTCCCCAAAACGGCTCCTGAATGAGCGCACGCATGGGAAACCATGAGCCGAGCGTCCCGGTGACGGCGACAGCGGCGCGTTGGAAAAGCCGGGGCGCGAGTTCGCGCCCGAGAATTTTCATTTAGACGTTAAGCTCCGGCGCTGTTTCGTCGTTGCCTTCGCCATCCGCACCGTCATCGACCGTTTCCGCCGGCGCAACCGCGGCTTCGTCTAGCGGCAGACGTTCCTCGTCTGATTTATCGGCGCCGTCATCGGACGCTTTTTGATTCGGTTTCTTTTTCTCGACGCTGGATTTTGACGTCTTTGTCGTTGAGCGTGTTTTTTTTGCGGTTTTGTCGCCCGCGCGCTCCGCCCATTCTTTAAGTTCAAATATGCCGACATGACGTTCCTCGACTTCAAAGCTATCGCCTTTCTGATAGCGCTTTTGCGCATAATCGCATTGCATCAAGGCGCACATTTTTATCATGCCAGTCATTGCTAATTTTCCTCTGTATAATGAATGGATAATCCCATCCGGCGGGGCGACGCCCCGCCGGCTGCTATCGTTTTTGCAATGCCTAGTTTGCGTAAGCTGCACCGGTAATACGCTGTACGGCTGTCGTCCGGCCGACAACCCAGGTTACCATGCGGCTCGCCTTGATGCCGACGAGACCATTTTGCCATAGCGATTGCACCGACTGGGCGGCGCCGACCGCCGCGGTTACATCGGCGGACGGCACGTCATCCATCGTGACCGTCGCCTGATCCGAAATATCGATCGAGACCGCCCGATCATCCGCAATCAGAATCGAACTTGCATCGATCAAAATGATATCGCCGGCCGTGACGGCGTCGGAAACAATGACAGGAACGCCATAAAGAACACCGCCCATGAAGGACATATTGCCAAAGAGCGGATCATCGAGCGCCGATTGCAGCATCGCAATCTCGTTTGCTGTTTTATGCTGCATGATTGCGACGAATCTCGCCGCGCCATTATTCGCAGCGAAGAAAGCGTCCATGAGAACCCGCCAATCCGTCCGGAAGTTCGCTGCGGTGGCGCCAGCGGACCCCGTGCCGACAACACTCTCGGTAATCGAGGCCGGTGACACGCCTGCAACGGCTGCCGCTGCAGGATCGACAAACGTCGTATCGACCGCATTCGTGACCGCTTTCGAGATATCCATTTCGATTTTGGCTTCTGCAGAAGGATCGCCGAAACGCAAGAGCTGTTGCGAAATAACAGCGAGCCCATAGCAAGAATGATGGTCAAGCGTGACCTGATCAAAGGCCGCCGCACTCACCGCCGCCGGCGCTTTTTCGCCGGCCCAGCCGCCTGCAAATCCGTCGGTTTGCTTCGGCACGCGTGCGTTGAACGGCACGCGGGTCAGATCCGGCACGCCGTTTGCGCCGAACTGATCGATCAACGGCATCACACGCAAGTTGTCGATAAATGCCGAGGTGATATCGCGATAATTGACGAGCTCCTCTGCATAGGCATCCGTCGTCGTATCGCCCGCGGCGACCGCCGCTTTCGCGAGGTCCTCAAGCGCGTGCCCGCTCTCGAGAATTTTGATCATGCGACCGTCGTCTGGGTAATGGCGGCGCGCGATTTCCGCAGCGCCATTCATGGAGCCGCGTGCTTTTGCAAGGCACATCGCCGTTCGAGTAAATTCGCGATGCGCTGGCAGGTTTCGGCGCACCCGGCCCGGGCGCGCCGCCGCCCGGCGGTTGTCACTGTCGGTTTTGCCGTTATCGTTTTTCGCATTGGCGCCAAGATTCGGCGCGCGCTTCAATTCATAGGAGTTCAGACGTTCAACCGTTTTGTCGATGGCGTCGATCTCCACTTCGATCTCGTCATATCGGGCCTGTTCGTCCTCATCGAGATCTATCTCGTTGTCATTCGCTTGTTTTTCGAGCAGGCCTTCCTGCTCCTCGACAAGTTCCTCGCGTCGCGCGAGTTTTTCGGCGATTTGTTTTGCGGCGTTAAATGCCATTTTCTTCGTTTCCTTCTTCAAAGGTTTTGGAAAGGCCGAGTCGCCGGCCGCGGACGCCCTCGCAAGCCGCTTAAGGCCAGTCGCGGCCACGGGTTTGCGATGCAAAGATTTGAAGGCGCGACGAACGGCGTCTGGGTTCATGCCAATCGTCACGAGCGATAACTCGTACCAGTCCCATTCGGTGACGCGGATGCCGCGTTCGATGGGCTCATAATCATTGACGCGCGCGCCGATAGAGACGCCCCGCAAAAATCCGGCCTCAATTTCCTGCCAGGCGAGATCAACACGTTGGCGCAATTCGTCGCCCACTTCCGCCGGGATCTCCGCCTCGAATTCGATGCCGCGTTTCGTGACTTTCGCCTTTGTGACCCAACCGACCTGATGTTCGTGATCGTGATGTTTCAATAGCGGGATCGGCAAAGTGAATTTTGCACCTTTAGGCTCGACGATATCGCCGGCCATATCAACGGTCGGCGTGGATGCGACGCCTTTGAATGTGCGGCGACCGTCGCTTTCCGTCCGCGGCGACTTTGTCACGATCGTCGAATAGAACCTCGTGTCTTTATCGTTCGGTTTTCGTTTTTTGATCGCCTGCGGCATGGTCGGCCCTTTTCACAAAACAAAGGATTGATGTTGCGGCGCGTCATCAACGAGGTCGATCGATAGCGCCTTTGCGGTAATGGCCGCAGAAATGCCGTCGACCTTGTCCGCTGATTTCATTTTGTCGATGACAAAGACGCCCGTCGCGTTGTGGCGCGCCACGGCGTTGTCGGCCATCCAGTCCGTCACCGGATTCTGGTTGTGAAGTATGTCGCCTTTCACGACATCGCGGACAAACTCGCAAGTCGGCACGCCGAGATTGGCGACGGTCGGCCGGACTTCGATCATGTTGACGTTTTCGTCCGTCAACCGTTGCGACAGATCCCGGCATTGCCATGGATCAAACCCGACAGCTATCGGCGTGAACGGCGACAGAAACGCGACCATATCCCTTTCGAGAATGCCGAAATCCGTTGCATCACCCGGCGTCTTGATCAAATGACCTTTGTCTAACCAGCGTCGAACCGACTCGTCCCCCTGATCTATCCGTTTCCTTATCGATTTTTCCGGCGACCAGTACCAAAACAGCAGTGCCGCATGGATTTCGCTCACCGGGTTCGGCGCCGGGAACATAGCCGCCAATGCGGAGAAGTCGTCGACCGTTCCGATGTCGATGCCGCAATAGCATTTTGCACCGGCGAGTTTCTCTGCCGGAAAAGCTTCACCGCACGCGCGCCAGGCCGGGCCCGGAATGAGACGCGCCGCGCTTTCGGTCCATTGGTTCAGATAAAGCTGTCGAAACTTTATCTCCTCCGCAGGGCTGTCTTTCGCCGTGCGCAACTCTTCGCGCATGAATTCCGGCGATACAGAAACACCGTAATTTGGATTAGCCTTTTTCCAGACCGCCTCATCGGTCCAGTCATCGTTTTCATCTGCAGCGAAGATGTCCGCGAAAACATGCGTCTCGTCGCTTTCACCTTTCTGAACCGCGAGCGCCTTTTTCCAAAGCTCCCAGCAAAGCGATTTTTTGTCGTGCCCTGCTGTCGTGATATAAAGCTGCAGCGGATTGCGGCGCGCGGCCCGCGCCGACGTCATGGCGTCATATTGAGACCGGCTGTCCCATTCATGAACCTCGTCTCCGATGACGCCGTGCGGGTTCAATCCATGGTGTTTGCCGCGCTTTCCCGGCAACGGCCGAAATGCAGAGCGTGTTTCAAAATAGTAGATCGATTTTTCGTTCGTCTCGAGCGCTTCGATAGCGCGCAACTGCGGCGACAGGGCGATCATCGCCTTGGCTTCGTTGAAAACGATGCGCGCCTGCTCCTCGTTTCCCGCGATCGAAAAAATGTTCGCCGTTTGCTCACCGTCAGCGAGTTGCAGGAACAATGCGATTGCCGCGCAAAGCGTGGTCTTGCCGTTCTTTCGCGGCACGGCAATGAACGCGATCTTGTATTTTCTCGTTCCGTCGGCGCGTTTCCAGCCGAAGATCTTGCGGATGATGCGCCGTTGCCAACGCGCCAGGATAAACGCCTTGCCCGCCCAGTGCCCGGTTGTATGCACGCAATAGGTTTCGATCCAGCGGATGCATCGATCGGCGGCGTAGGCGTCGAAGTAGAATTGCGGATCTTCAGCGTCGGGCGGCGGCGCGGCCCATTTGACGCCGGCAGTCGCCCAAAAAGGCGGCGAGCAATGTGCGGCGCGTCCTTCCGGCGCGCGATCGACCGGCGACATCGGCGCTTATTGAAAGAGATCCGGCCTTTTGTGACCGGTCGGAGACGGCGCATCGTCAGACGCGGGCGGCCGTGATCCAGGAACGGAACCTGCGCCCCGGTCAATTGCGCCGGCCGCACGTTCGAGCAAGGCGTAGCGATCGCCCGGCGTCATCGCGAGTTGCTTGCAGAGATCCTCGACGCGCTTCGAAAATCGGTTTTTGTTGTTCACGGCCGGGTGCGTGCGAATCAACCGGCTGGCCGGCGCGTCGCTCGACGCGTCGTCCTTGCCCGGCTCACGCGCATTGACGTAACTCTCCGCCTCATAGGTATGACCGCCAAATTCCTCGAGCTCGCGCGAGGCGGTTTCAAAATCGGCGAGCGCTTCCGCGAGCAACGCAACGATGTACTGATCGGACGAACGAACAAACGCATAGGCGTTCAGCATCGACGCGACAGTTTTGTAATACGCCGCCGCGCGTTCCGATACGATGATCGCGGGCGGCTCGAGCGGTACCTCGCGCGATGACTGGCGAACGGTTTCGGCGATCTTGTCGGGATTGCCTCGCTTGCCGGGATTGCCTCGCTGCGCCTGAATTTCCGCCGGCTGTCGCCGCCTACCCATGATTAACGTTTAACCTCGTGTGTTTGAGACCAGGGCCCCGCCCGCAGCCGAGCGGTTCGCACGGCTTGCTATCGATTTTGAAGGTGTGGGCGCGACCGATGTCAGCCGCGAGCGGGAATTCCTGTCCATGATGCTCCTCGACGCCGCCCCCCAAAAAAAAGTTTTCTAAATAACGCGGCGAACCTAAGAGGGTTAGGGCGTGGGTCGGCGCCGACCCACCGATCAAAGGGTAATGGTACCCCCCTACCTCTGTCGGTTCAAAAGAGCCGCGCTTACCGCCAGCCTTAGATCCTCATCGACTAGCGGCATGAGCCCCAAATCTCGAGCGAGGTCATCGATCGCCTTGATGCCTGAAAATTCTATGCCTGGTTTAAAACGCTTGTGGCAATCGTTGCAGCTCGAAACCCAGTATTCGCGCATCCAGAACAATTTCGACGCTGACTGCCGAACCGTCTCACTCAAACGCGGCCCAAGCCCATGCGGGTACAGGTGATCGACCATCTCCGCAGGACCTTCGTTGCCCTTCAACCAGCAATAGCCGCATTTCGGATACTTCTCACGAAACGCTTTTGCCGCCTTTGTCCAACGGCTGTCGTATCCTCGATCGCTCGGCGCGCCGCGAAACTCGTTTCGAAACCGCTCTTGGCGACGCAGTTCGTTTTCGGTTGGCCTAGCCCATGACGGTTTGAACACCGGCGCTCGATTGCCCATCGACCGATCCCTTCGTCAGAGTGAATTGCGGGCGTTTTTCTCCCATCGCGAAGATCGGGTTATAGCCTGGGCCTACCAGCCGCTTGAGCTCACCGTCTTCCCGTGGTGCGACGGTCATCCTGTCCTCGAACAATCGAGAATGGACCTGTGATCCACATCACGGTTGAATTGCCCGCTAAGCCGCTTTGGAAACGCTGTCAACGCGAAGCTCGACAAAATTCTTTTTTCCGACCGCATCCCAAAGTACCGACACCAGACCGTCCCTGACCTTCTGAGCGGTAAACCTCAATCCTCGCAAAGGCCCTTCATCAACCCGAACAAGATCGCCGGGCGCAATGCCCGTGTCGCTATTCGAAGAAATTTCTTTGAACGCGCCGTGGCGTTCACGACTTGCGATCGCCGCCAACTGTCGCCGCGAGATCGATACTGGCCGATCGCCTTCACAGATTACGCTAAGCACGAGCCCGCTCTCAAAGAGCGAGAGCCAAGAAAGCGACCCCGGCGCAACGAAAATATATGACGTGAATACCGCGCAATTCGTTGGAACGTGGCGAAGTTTCAAGCCGCGTCCAATCTTTTTCCGTCGTGACTGTATCGGGCAGTAAACGCCAGCGCCCATCATCATCAAACGAGCGCCCGTCTCAACCTCTTTCATCGTCCAGACGCGCGCGATGAACCACTCATGGAAGCCCGAAAGCGCAGTCCCATCAGGGGTAGCGTTCTCCATGAAGGTTACGATGCGATCGAGTTCTTTCCGACGCCGGAGGCTCACGCCGCATCCTCCGTTTGCTGATTTTCCTTGGCTGGATCTACGTCGCCAGCCGATGACTTTCCCCCGACCTCAACAGGGTTCGCTTTGCGCCAGTCGATCAACGTCTGACATCGAGCGCGTACCCGTTCGCCAAACCGTTCGCGCTCAAGTTCGGCGATGATCCGGCGAACATCGTCGATCGGTTCTTCGCCGCATGGCTTGCCGTCGAGAATGTCGAACGCCCATTGAGCAAATCCTGCAACCCGTCTGACGGAGGTCGCTGACTGCGTCAGGGCGTAATCCATCGCCTCGCTTCCCGAAATCGGAAACCGTTTCCGCTCGCTCGACAGCGCGATCGTGTCCAGCGGTTCCACATCCCCATTCAAAACCCATTTGAGCAAAACTTTCCGCTCGGCGCGCCGGAGCCGTCGAAGCGCATCGCCCTCAACGCTCGCCTCTTCAGCGCCGCGAGGCGACCCGTCAGGGTCGTCGCCTCGCGCGCGCGCGGGTTCCCTTAAAGGTTCCCTTACAGGGTTAGTGTCCGGATTCCGGACACGGCTTTTGCCATTTTCCGGACACGGCTCGGGCGATTTTCCGGACACGGCTTCCGTGTCCGGATTCCGGACACGGCTTTCGCTATTTTCCGGCTCAAACCCGTCCTCGAAAGCGAATTTGTAGTGCGTCGATTTGACTCGGTTCGTCTTCGCGTCCTTGTCCTTAATCCGCCTGATCAGGCCGCGTTTCACGAGCGTGTTGAGGTGGCAATTCAGCGCCGATCGCGACATCTCGCAATCCGCCGCGAGCCTTTCCTGCGAAGGAAAGCAGCCACGGTCGGGATTATACCGGTCACAGAGATGCCAAAGAACAAGCTTCGTCGCCGGCTTCATGCCCTTTTGCTGGATCGCCCAGTTCGTCGCCGCGTGGCTCATGAACGCGCCTCCAGCAGATCGCCAGTCTTGCCGTCACGCGGTGCGCTGACATTCTCCTCGAGAAAAACAACCGCATCACGCCAACTCACATCGCGCTGTTCGATGACAAGCTTGATCATGTCGAAAGTTTCGCGGCAGGCCGGATTATCGCAATAAGCGCCTCTATCATCGGCGCACGGATTAAGCGTAAACCCGCAGCAGATAGGGCATTCATCGCCAAGGTCCGTATCAAGATTAAGGGCCGCAACAGTTTCGTTGTAACGCGCACGCGCCTTCACATAGGCCTTTCGCTCATGAAAATCCTGCGACGCTTTCTGTCGCCATATGTTGCCTTGGCGCGTCATGCGGGCACCCGGCCAAGCTGCGCCTCGACGGCATCATTCACCTGATCATCGGTCAGCCCATAGCCGCTGATCAGCGCCGCTCGGATTGCGTGTTCTCGCGTCAATAACCGCCGCAGCGCTGTCCGCTGCATTTCGGCGAGCACTTCAGCGTTCGTCATGCCAATCTCGTCGAGATAAACCGTCTCCGGACCGGCCGCGAAGACCGGCTCCGCCGTTAACCGGTCCAGCGCATAAGCCTTCCGCATTCGGCGATGGATGCCGTAAAGCATCGACAGCAATTGCAGGAACTCCGGCTCTTGCTCCCCGCTCATGACGCCATCCCCTTCGACCGAACATGAACGCCGCGCGCAATTCGCTCGCGTTGGCGGGAAAGATTGCGAATGTCATTCATCCGTTTCGTGAAAAGCGCGCGCGTCGCGTCGCGCCGATTGCGAATGCGCGAACGCGCCGCCGCGAGGCAGTCCAGTTGCACCGCCTCCCATTCGGACAAAAAGTCCTGATAGGGCTTTACCGCTTTGGGTTGATCGTCCGCCATCACGCACGCGCTCCGCGGGCGGAGTTTTCCACGTAAAATTGTTCCACGTGGAACGTGGCAACGATCAGTTGTGGAAATGGATGAGAGCTATTGTCGAATGCATTGATTTGCTTTTGCATGTCAACTTCCTATGGGGCGAGGAATGTAAAGAGTGCGAGTAAGGCCGAAATCGAAACCGCAACGGTCGCGAATGTTCGGCGCAAAAGATGCGGACGTATGCCCGCAATTGGAAAACCGACGGCGCAGGGCGGGGGAATTGCGGGCGCGCCGTCGGTTTTCTCTTCCGCCGGACGCGGAAATTTCAAGATTTGGCCGCGAGCGGACGATGATATCGCGCCGCGACAGGTCATGCGGCGTCACTCTCAAGCTCGGCCAACCTCTCGAACGCGCGCTCGAGTGTTCGAACCGTGCACTGCCTTCCGTCCTTCAGACGGCCAAGCGTTTTGCCGTCATTGAAAAGCTTTTTCGATACTGTCGAGATCGTAAGCCCGGTTTCGTCGGCGTAATTTTCGGCACGAGAAATGAGTGTTGGGATATTCATCACACAACCCTAATTGGGTTATTTCCCAATTTCTGTCAAGGGGTATATCCCAAGTGCGAATAATGCCGAATTGTGGGAATACTCCCCACATGTTTGACGAAGATTCGATTGGCGGCCCCGAGCGAATAGCCAAGCGGCTGCTTCCACGCTTGAGAGAGCTCGACCTTCGAAACAAGCCGACTTCGGACGAAGCGGGACTGGGCGACAGCTATGTCCGTGATATCACGCAGCGGAAAGGGGACGGCTCACCGCGAGTGCGGGACCCAGGATACACAAAGCTTCGAAAGCTAGGGGCGGTTATCGGACGCAGTCCGGCTTGGATCATGGGAGACAGAGAGAATCTCACCCCAGCGGACATAGCAGCCGACGCCAAAGGTACGAACGCAGACAGTAGCGCTAGATCCCTAACGTCAGTTCCTCACAACATTTCTGTAGAACAGATGGTTGAGGCAATTACCTTCGGCGCGAACGTCCTTGGGGGATGTACAGAAACGCCTGATAAACTTGAAATACAGCTTAAAACGTTAATGATTTTTATTCGTCATGAAGACACAGACGAACCCGAATATGAACGTATTAATCGCATCCTCGGATCCGTTGAGCAATTGCTTCTAAATGTTGTGCCAAACCCTCCTTTAGAGACTGATCCGGCTTTCTCTCGTATTCAACATGTCGCACTGCATCTTCTAGAAATCCTAGCTCTGGCGGGGTCGGCTTCCCCCGCTCCTCAGGCTTCCTTGAAAGCTGTATAATTTCTGCATCATGCGGGGGAATTGTGGATAAGCGAAACAGCAAATCCACCAAAAATTTCGTGTACTGACGTTTATCCGCCAAAGTAATCCCCGGCGCGCCGGGCGCGCATCAAAATTTCGTTAACAATACGAAAGTATCGCGCGATCGCAACCATCGAGACGCTTAAGAGCGGCGAAACGTTAACGAAAATTTTACGGACACGAATGAAACCTTAACGCGCGGCAATTTCCGCCGTTCGCGCTTAAGGAGAAATCTCTGATGTCTGTCGATGCTCGAAAACTGCACGCGAAACTGCTTCGCGCCGAAAAAACGGCAATCGCCGAATCCGAAAACTTTCGCAAAGGCAAAGCCTTAACTTACGGCGGCGTTGCGGCCATTGCCGCTGGCGTGACGGCCAGCGCAACCCAAGCAGCCGAAACACTTGGGAGTGACGCCCCTGTTGAGTGGGCTGCAAAACTGCAATCTGTAGTAGAGGCTGCGCACGAAACACCCGCGCACATGCTCGGGGCGGTTTACGAAACGCTGGTAAACGGCCATGCTGCCCTTGAGGGTGTGGCGATTGACGCCGGCGCTCGCCTTTTGCCCATGGTGAATGGTGTGCCGAAACGTCAAGTCGAATTGGTATGGACGAATTTGGGTCTATTCTAAACCTAGACGCCGGCGTTCAGCAGGCCTTGCGTATTTATGGCCTGCTGGTCGGCGCAACTCTTTTGGTTTCGGTCCTTTCGAAAAGCCGCGTGATGGCCCTCTCCGGCGCCATCATTAGCACGGGGTGGTTGGTTTCGGTCCTCATTTACTTGACGCTTCGCGACAACGGCGGGCCCGCCCTCGCCCTTCAAGGGATCACCGTCGCGTTCGTATTTTACTGGATTTGGCGGGGCGCAGCAGAGCACAACGCTTGGATTTTTCGTCACCTCTTTTGGATACATGCAGCGTATGGCGTTGCCGCCGGGTATAGACTGTTCGGGGAATTGTTTTTCCCGGACACGATGATTGCGCAATATTATCTGCAAATGTGGCTGCAGAACCGCCTATTCGACATAGCCCTATTATATCTATTCACCGTATCTGTTGCGCGTATTTGGCTCACGCGAGAGCGATACTTTCAGCCAAAGCCCCGCAAAACACATGAACACAAAATTCGCTCCAACGCGGGCCCGGTGTGGTTGCGGAATTTCTTCATCAGAATATCAAACGCAGACAAGCCCGACGACGAACATATTCCTTTAACGCCGGAAACGCCGAAGGAAAGCGCGAGTTTGAAGCGCCAACCAGTTTCGAAGGAGTGAAATAGCGCATTGGGGCCGGCTTTTTCGATTGTGGGTTTTAATCTTCGCGAATTCTCATCGAGGTAAGTCCATCGAGTTCATGAGTTTCAATAATATGGGATATGTCAGTTCGAAGATCGGAAATGTCGGATGATCCGTGCAGTATTTGAATGATGTTGTCGACCGCTTCTTCTATAATTCCAGTGACCTCGTTGTACGCGGCGATGTCCGCATGTATTTTTTCGCTATTCGCACTTAAGATACTCAATAGATAAAGTAGCTCAGACCAACGCTCGTTGAACAAATCGTCAAGCGGTTGCAATATTGCAGCCGCGCGTTTTGCTTCCGCGTCGATTGCGTCATCAATACCGACTACTTCGGTCAAATTTTGTTTTGCTAACGCTAGCGATTCCGCCAAGCGGATGCGATGCTGGCTTGTTGCTTCAAGAAACCGATCATTCAATGCGATTTCGTGCTGATTGCTGAGTTCCTTAATTTTTGAATTCTTCGACGCAATTTCATCGTTCAATTCCTCTATCTCACGCGCACGATCTTCATCAAGCTTGAAAGGCGCGACGACGATGTTGAAAATAAACGTCAGCACGATGGCAGCGGACACGCCGTATGCCGCCGCTACCCACAGCGACCACTTCTCAACAGCGAACGCCATATTGCCGCCCAGGTAAAGGGCGAAGATCGCCACCAATGTAGTGACAACGCGTATCACCCATTTCCCCAATGGTTCGGGCTTGAACGCCTTCCAGGTGTCCAATACGGATCGCCTGAACACCCGCCACTCATAGATAAGCCATTTGCGCATCCGATCTTCATGAACGGAGTCCGTGTATCGAGTCGATTCTCAGCGGTCATGCGAGGACACCTTCAAACCGGTATCGACGCAGATAGCACAGTTTTGGGTTTTGTCCCAATTATTTGTTGACTTGGGTTTTGTCCCAACTTATCGTTTGCGCATTGGCATGGAGAACTCGAATGCTCGACGATTACCGATCAGTTGCTATGAGCCCAAATGAAGACTTGAAAAACGCCATCGCGATGCCGACACCGGCAAATGACACCGGCGAAAACATTGGCCGCCCCAACCTCCTCGCCCTAAAGGCTGCGATCGAAGAGGCCATGATTGCGGTCGGCGACATTCGCCAGGAAGCAATTCGGCAAGCGCGAACGCTTGCAGCGGCCGGCCTCGACGACAACGAAGCCCTTCGCGCCCTCGCAATCGCTGAACGGAACCTTGCAGCCGCCATGGGCGAAGCCACCGCCGCACTTACGAATCGAGCCCGCGCATGACGTCTCTCGTTATCCGTTGGTGCGGCGCGTTCATCGTTTCCAGCATTGTATGGATCGCCACACTGGTGATTTTCTTATGAAACTTATCTGCGCGATCTGCGAACAGGAGTTCGAAGCAAGATGCAGAACTTACAAATTTTGCTCTTCTCGATGCCGACGCCGAAATTCTGCAATTAAAAGACGCGAATACGTCGCAAAAAATGGCTGCAAAAGAACAGGCAACCAGAAGAAAAAGCACGCCGAGTATATGAGGAAATGGAGGGCGCAAAATCGAAAGCATGACAACGCTATGCGTCGCGCCCAATACAAAAAGCGTGCGGACCAGTATCGAACCTATAGCCGAAAATACCGCGCTCATAAAAAAATAATATTGGCGCAATTAGCAATGATGGAGAACGCCCGTGAATAGTGGAACAGCAATAGCTATTGATGCCTTCGAAGGATCTCATGAACAAGTTTCAACCGATATCTCTTCCCTATCAAATCAAGAACTTGATCAACTATTTGCCGAGAGCCTTACCAACACCGCTAAAGGCTTGCATATAATGGCTCTCTGTTTTTCGGAAAAATTGCGTCGCGGGCTTCCAACACCAGATATTCGGTCGGGAATACTGATTTATATTCCCGCTATTGCGCAAGGAAAACTAGCGGCGGAAGCTGTCGTAACATTCGCGGGTATGCCATCTGTGATTAATCGATTAAAGGGAATGAATTTAGAGGAACAACGGAAATTTGCAGCCGGAAAACGCATTGAGGTTGCCGAACGTGACGAAAATGGCGAAATCGTTTTTGAAAAAAAACCTTTAGCGCTTCTAACCTGCAAGCAAGTAATTCGCGCCATTGACTTTGGACAAGTAAGGTCACGCCCGGCTCAAATAAACTCGTTAAAAAACGAAGTTATCACGACTCGCCGGCCCCCGAAACAAAAGCGCAAAGTAAAAATTTCCGTCGATAAAGATACTGGCACGCTCATTGTCCACGGAATAAAAGTGGAGGTCGTTGCGCTTGAGTCCTCGTTGATAAAGCTCGGCTACCGTCTCGAAAAAATAGACCAATGATCGAATATCTCGAAGACGAACAACTTTGGCGCATTGCGTGCGACGTCGACGGATGCGAGGCGGAACGGCTTGACACGCGTTTACCCGCCCGCCCCGACGATGCTTTGAAATTCATGCGCCGCGCCGCTGTTTATTGGGGCTGGCGAGACGGCGTCGACGGTCAGAAAACTATTCATCTTTGTCCTGATCATGCCGCGATCAAAGATCGTGATGACGCCGATGCACGCTTCGCGAAATTCTGGCGGGACAAGGTTGTTCCGAAAATCGATGCGGCGCGCGCGGCGCGTCACGAAAGAGAAAGGTTAGGCCTTCGATGAGCGGTTTTATTCCTCGGCATAAGGACTTTCAGCTCGCGCATCGTTGCGCCGAAACCATTAATTTTGAATGGGCGCAACGGGGCGTGCGCGCAAATGCGCGCCTGAATAGCAAAGCGGAAATTCTGTCGGACCTAACGCCGGCAATGATTCGCGTGCCGCCGCCGGTTATGAAAGCGATCAACATGCTCGGGCCTGAAGGGAAAAGCGAATGACAGCGCCAACAGTATGCAGCCCGTCACAACTAGCCGCCCGATGGCAGATTTCGCGGGAGGTTGTGTATAAAAAGGTGAAAACTGGGGAATACCCGTCCTTGCCGGGGCGTCCCGTGCGCATACCGTTGGCCTTTGTAGAAAGTATGGAGGCCGAAGCATGCGTCTCGTCAGACATCGCGGCAAGTGGGCCGTCCGCGTCAACGGCCAAAGATACTCAACCGGATTCGAAGCCACGCCGGAGAACCGGACCGCCGCGGAAGGGCGAGGGCATGAAATTCACGCCAGGGAAAGCCGCCGGCACCGTGGTGAAGTTTGCGGCGACATCGTAGCCGCCTATTTCGCCGACATGCCGTTTCGAACGGTTCCGAAGACGCCATCGTCAGGCGCTCGGGACGCTGCGCGGCGGGTCCTCGAATCTTTCTCCGACCTGACCGACGCTGACATCACCCGCGAGCATTGCCGGCAATACACCGCAATGCGCCGCGACCAGGGCTATTCCGACGGCACCATTCGCAAGGATCTGTCGACGCTGCGCGCCGCGCTGCGATGGAACGATCCGCAAAGCCCTGCCGTTTTCGAGATGCCGGCGATGCCGCCGCCGGAGGACCGATGGCTGCGCCCCGAAGAGATAGAAGCCCTGCGCGCCGCGGCATTGTCGCGCCCACACGCAGCGATCTTCATTGAACTGGCGATATGCACGGGCGGACGCAAAGAGGCCATTCTCGGGCTGACATGGCAAACCCATATCGATTTTGACGCACGCCGCATCTGGCTCGGCTTCAAGGAAGGCGGCAAGAAACGGGCGACCGTCCCCATGACCGAAACCTGCCGAAACGCGCTCATCGCGACGCAGACCCGATCAATTACGCCCTTCGTCGTCGAGTATAACGGCAAGCGCGTCGGAAACATTCGAAGGGCGCTGCGCGCCGTCTATGACGATGCGGGGATCGAGGACGTTCGATATCCTGCCCATGTGCTGCGCCATACGGCCGGCACGATCATGGCCAATGCTGGCGTGCCGATGTTCGAAATTTCCCGGCGCCTTGGCCACTCCTCAATCCGCGTCACCGAACAGACCTACGCCCACACCCATCCCGACTATATGAGCGCGTCAACGGAAGCGCTTGAAAGGGTCGGGCCCTCGGTACACCCGTACCGAACACCGTGA